CTTCAATTAAAGTATTGTCCGTCGATGTAATTGATTTTATTTCAGCGCCAGCGAGGTGTGAGGTAATTGTAGTCCCATCTCTACCCCTTTCTACTGTAAGAATATTTCCAGATTTTAATTTAACATAAACTTCTTCACCTTCAATATCCAAATATGTGTTAGTTAAAATAGAACTAGCATCATTTACAGTAATTAATGTATCTTCCGTAGTTATATCCTTTGATAAATTTGTAACAATAATACCAGTATAATTTTTGATTGCTCTTGGCTCTGCAGAATAAACAACTTCTCTTGTTGGGGTATTTGTTTTGTCTCCAGCAATATAACTGACTGTTGTTTTCTTGATAATATCTTTTGTTGCAGAGGAAACTGGTCCAAATAGATATGTTTTTACGCTAAATCTCAGCGTATAAAGAAGAACTCTTCTTGTAGTAAAATTACCCTCATAATCATCCTGCATGGTTATATTTTCCAAGACCACAGGAACATCTCTTTTTTCATTAATCGAATCAACCAACTCTACTGACATCGTATATGCTGGTTGAAAATATGGAATGATTTGCTCAACAATTTGTAAAGCGTCGTCATTTAACTTAGACATTATGCTAAGTTCAAATTGCATATTATATGGTACAGGTAGATATGACTTTTTGATTTCTGAACTATCTGCAGCAGACTTTGCAGTAAATGTTTGAGTTGTTGTTGACTTTCTCTGTGGATCATATGTAAGTCCAGTAAATTCAAATGACATTCTAGGTAAAGTCATTTGAACCGATTTATTTAAATCCGGAGATTGCTCAAGGCGTGCAAGAAATTTTTGAGTCGGTCCATATGCAAGTGGAACCTTTGTAACACTTACAACATCTCCATTGTTATTAGTATGCTTGATACTAATATCATTAAACAAAGAACCGAAAGCAATGACGGTTCTTCTTAAGATTTCGTGATAAAAATATTCAAACATACTTTTTAAACCTTTATATACTATTATTTAATCATTGATTAATTTTTATTTATGGCATTCCAAATGGGTTGGATTCGCTAAAATCTATAATTTTATCAGCCTCATCTTCAATTTCATCATTGTTGGCAAATCCGTCATCTACTAAAAGCGAATCAACTTTTCTCAGATAATGAGATGCGCTAGAAGATGTTCCTACTATATTTTCTCCGGCAACAAATTCCCCATTTGCATTAGAAATTTCAAGAATATTCGTTTCAGAATTCCAAGATCTAACCCTTGCAGTAACTCCGCTTGTGGAACCAGTTACAACTTCATTAAATATAAATGTTCCACTCGATGCTAGCGATGGATTACTTATAGTTATTGTTGGTGCTTCTGTATATCCAAGACCTGCGTTTATAATACGTATTTCGGTTATTGTTCCTGCCGCAGATACTACTGCAGTAGCTGCAGCAGAAACACTTGATATTCCACTGAATGAAATTGTTGGTGGGGCAGCATATCCAGAACCAGCATTTGTCAATGTTATAATCCCAACAATTCCATTACCAATACTTGCAATACCAGTTGCTCCACTTCCACCACCACCAATGATTCTTACCCCAGGTGCTACTGTATATCCGTATCCAGGATTTATTATTTCAACACTTTGAACAGATTTTGCCTGTGGATTTGTGTTGTCATTGCATACAACAATACCACCTATCATTTTTGCAGAGGCAATTGCTGTTTTTCCTCCAATTGGTGCGGAAGAAAATCCAACTGTAGGAATAGTGGTATATCCCCCACCTCTATTTGTTATAGTTACAAATCTAACACCACCATTAACAATTTCAGTAGATGCCGCCGCTGTCACACCAACTCCAACCATTTGGAGTCTCTGAACTGCCCCAATTGCAACATTATCTCCATCACTTCCTGTAATATTATCATCAATTTCTTCGACGCCAGTATCGATAACTTCATCTTCATATCTAAACAATTCACAAGTCAATTCATAAGTGTAGTTTTTTTGAAGTTGATAGAATGGTTTTTCATGCTCTACATATTTTATCTCAAATATTCTATCACCTAGTGGGAAGTATACTAAATCTCCTTCTTTCGGTCTTGAAGATAATTTTATATTTTCTTGATCTTGAATAAGTGTTGATATGTATAATTCAAATCTCTCTTTAGAAATAGTTAATGTAATTTCATTTAGTGCTTGAATTCCAAATTTTGATAGGATAGTTGGATTATCAGAATATCCATCATAAGAATTTACATACGCTTCTATTGGATAAGCACTGTCAAAAGTAGACTCTATAACTTCCTTTATAACTGTCTTCTCTGTTAGATATTTTCTAGGTAAATAATAAACTTCCACCCCATACATTCGGAGTTGTTCATTTATCAAATCTTGAATAAGATTTTGTTCTGTGTTTGAACCCTGCAGGAAGAATGGATTAAGCATTTGATTAACCAATCATATCTAATGGGGGAAGTTCATAAGTATTCGACATCTTCTCCATCAACATATCAATTTCTTTTTGCGCATCATCATACATTTGCCTACCATTTAGTTCAACTCCACCAGGCAATTTAACCCCAGTAAATTTCATCATATTTTGTCCCCACTGTCTTTTAATCAAAGATGTCAAATATGGCTTTATAAAGGAATCATTCCATACTCTAGAATAATCATTTGGGTCCAGTGTCGAATAGCAGTCAATAATAAAATAATTATTTTCACTTACCGAACCCCAATCAATATCCAGATATAATCTGTCCTGCCTCTTATTAAATCTAATTTGTTTTTGAGTATTCAAAAGAAAATCCAAATCTTCTAGATAAGTCTTAACCATTGAATATGTTAGAAGCTCAGTTGTTCCCCAATAATAAACATCATTTAAAAATAATTGATACTTGACACTAAACATGTTATTGGTAATTGTGTTTGAACCATCAAATGTAAATATTTTATTTACACCAATAACATTTGGAGGAACTTGCAGATAATTGCTATTTTCTTCATAGGAAAAAGTAACATTACTTCCGACAATATTTGCAGTTGCTGTTGTTGTTGCAATTCCTACAGGATTTGCGTCCGAGCCCCTTGCTCTTCCTCTTGCAATATCATCCGCAGTTACTTTATATTTGTAAAAAGTTGGATAGACGCCATCAAAGTGTCTTTCTTGAAAAAACTGAATAGCGTCGTCTACTAAATCTTCTATTTGTTCGTCGGCTACATTAATCTCCAAAACTGGCGCCCCCAGTTTCCTTTTACAGTAATCTATTAGTTCTTGTCTAGTAGATGGTTGCGCCATTTATCGTACTCTTTTTCAAATATTTATGGTTTGATGTTCATGAGTTGAGAAACCACTTCTTGCTGCTTCAAATAGAGTTTGAAGTAACATTTAGCAACGTTTCTAATGTCTTCAATGTCTTCAATACTGTCAATTTCCGAAGAAACTTTGAAGTATTCGAAACTTTTTGTTAGATTTTCTAATTCGATACTATTCGGATCCATTTACTAAACTCCTGAGAAGTGATTTAATTTCATTTAAGTCATCTTTCATACTAGCAACATCCTCTTCCAAATTCTGTACTTTTTGATTCTCTTCTTTTTTCAACTCACGTCTTTTAATATATTGTTGATACTCTGACATGTTATTGTTTACAATTGAATTTGTTCTTGGATCTCTTAGTAAATTATTTTGACCTTCAACTTTTAAATAATTCATTTTATGCCAATGCGATAACTCTTAGATTTTTAACTCTTGGTGGATAAACTTGGTTTGTTGATGATAGGGACAGTTTTATTCTGAAACTCTTAAATGAAGGAAGAGTATCTGATGTAAAACTATACTCTTTAAACTCAAGGGTATTTGATTCAAATCCAAGAGAAGCTGTCTCAGTAATACGTCTATCTGCAGAACCATCATTATTCTCAAAAGATATAATTTCTCCTTTAGAATCAATATTTTTATAACCAGGGAATGGTGTGAAAATTGATGTAAAGTTTGGAGAATCTGATATTGCATAGAATGCTCTTATGTCACAGAATTTATTAATGTGAGCATCGAGGATAATTTTCACAGATGTTGCTGGTGTTTCCAGAGTCATTTCCTTTGAAATATACTGGAACGCCGTTGGGTCAGTTCCAACTACATTAACTCTTCTATCTAGAGTATAATCTTCAATAACACTGTTAACCCTATTTGAAGTTAGAATTGCACTAACTCTATCAGTGTCAATCACTGGAGATACTCTACTATCAATTGTATTTAAGAACACTCTCAAGTTGAGAGATTTTTTGCCAGGAAGTGTTGCTAGTTGACCCAACTCAGAATCTTCATTAACTTTAGATGCAATTACTCTAGTTGAATCGAGGTAATTTGCTTTGTTTAAAGTAACACTCTCAAATCCTTTATCAACAAATGGAATTTCTGTTCCACTTACACTTGAACCTGTTACAGTTCTTATATCCGCACTGATTGAAGTTCCGGTTACTGTTGTGTTTTGAACATTTGGGGTGATTATCTCGTATGGAATATTCTGGGATGCTTTCACATTCACTCCACCTGCAGACTTTGATTGAGTTAGATATAGTTTTGGATATCCATCGCCTGTACTTCTATCAATACCATTAGTGTCAGTCTTAATTTTTATATAATAAGAATCGAAAGATATTGGATTTAAAATACTTACATCTTCAAGATAATGCTTAGTGTTTATTCTCCTCAAAGAAACACCACTAAGTTCGTACTTGTAAACTGGAGTACCTGCCGGATGTGTTATTGATTCCTCTAAGACACTCTCGAAAGTAATTGGGTCTATGTAACCAATTCTAGTAACTCCTTCGAGTGCAGAATCTGACGTTGATTCATATTCAAATAATTCATTATTGATTAATACATACCCAGGATTTGTAGTTCCTACTCCAACATTTTCAAATGTTGCAAAATCTGCAGTACTTACTACTGGTATTGAAGAAGTTGAATCGAGCGCATATTCTGCAGTCAATCTGGTAGGAACAGTATCTGGTTCAACACCAACAATCCTTACATAGTTATTTTCGGAGTACATTCCATGATTTTTATGGTTAACCATGATATGGAGACCATCACTTACAACGTCTACACTTGAAACTTGAACATCTCCACCAACAGAAGAATTTAGATCAGTGAGTGTTCCTGAGTTATCTATGTATTGAACTTGCTTGGATGCTGCCGCTACATTAAATTCTCCCTGAACATTATCTAATACCAATTGGTTAGTGCTGGCAATTGAAACAAGAGATAGTAAAATATTTCTTCCAACAGATAGTGGTTCATCACTACTCAGTCTCAAAACATCTCCAACCTGATATCCATTTCCGGAAGTCTTAATTGTTGCAGCAATAGCTACTCCATCTGAAATTGTAACATCAGCCGTTGCGCCAGTGCCTTCACCAGTCAAGGTTACAAGATTGATATCAGAATATACGAAGGAACCTGAAGCAGGAGTATAACCAATTCCGGGATTGATTATACGCAATGTTCCTGTTGCAATACCCGCATTGCCAATATAATTTCCTGTAGCATTAGTGCCTGCTTGTAAAACAGTATTTCCCAATACAATACTGCTATCACTTAATGCAGTAGAAAGACCAATTTTCACTTTTCTGGAATTTAGATTAAGTGGATTTGGTAGCAATCTTGGAACTTGGAAGTTTCCAATTCCCAAAGTTGGACTGTAGAATTCTACATTTCCGGCATTTATGAAATTAGCTCTATAAAGAACGAACTTAAGGTCTTCCCACTGACTTGCTTCCCATGTTGAAGCATTTTGTGATTTGAATAGTGAACCGAGGTATGGTTGGTTTGAAATGTATGACTGAGTTATGAGGTCAACTTCACCAACTCTGGAAATGAATACGTTATAGTTACTTGAATTTGAAACTAGAACCATTGCATAGTCCGTTCCACCCTCAAGATAAACGGGTGCTTTAAATGTAAAGGTTGTTGCAACCGAACCATCTTCAGAAGTTCTAATAGAATCTGGATCTAATGAAACCTCCGAGAATGGAAGTATTGTGGTGGTTGGATAACCACCGGACATGGTTCTAATTTGAATTGTTACTGGTATTCCTTGGTCATCTTTAGTTTTAAAGAATACATCACACTTGGTTAGGAAAATACCACTTTCTTCTTGGACTAAGAAAGATTGTGCAAGAGGGTCATACCATGGGGAACCATAATAGTAACATTTTCCAGTTTTCGAAGTTGCTTCTGCAGTTGCAGTCGCAGTTGCCTGCGCTTGAGCCAGAGCAACTGCTTGGGCTTGAGCCTGAGCTGTTGCAGTTGCCTGTGCAGATGCCTGTGCAGTTGCCTGGGTTACAATTGAAGTTGTTTCGGTATCAGTTAACTGGCGACCAGTTGTTTCAAATACATTCTCTTTTTGTGTTTCCGTCTTCTGGTCAACCTTAGCATTTCTTGTTGAAATTATATTTTCTTGAACTGTTTCAATGAGTCCACTTGAAGTGAACTTATCTTCGGCATATGTTGTTGCAATATTTCTATTGTTTAATTGGTTGTTAATTAGAGTAAGGGTCTTAATTCCAGCCTCAAACTTTGGATTAGTTCTTATACTTGGGTCTGGAATGAAGAAACTTCCAGTTAGATGTGTAAGAGCATCCGAAACCAATCTCACGTTTGTGATTGTTGCAGTTGCGCCACTAGTTTTGCCAGTAATAATCATTCCAGATTCAACCCATCCTTTAAAGTCGGATTGATACTGAGCACATAGTGAAAATGTGTCAATGTTCAATATGGTACTTGTTGACGAATATGTTGCTGGGAATGTTGAATTTGTATATGGATTTGTTGTATAAGTTTTTGATGGATTATTGTAAGGACCTTCTTTATGATTTGATTGAGCAACTCTAAAAGTGATGCTTGGCGAAGCGTCGCTGTTGGATGAAGTTGATAGTTGAGTTTGTGCTGTACTACCAATAACAGTTTCACCAACTGCAAATACACCAGAAATCATGCTAATTTCTAGAAGTTTTGGTATGCAGTAACGAGTAACATCAATACCATCAAAGAAAGCATAGATTTGAGTTGATGGTTTTAGATTATTTGCAACGAATTGAACATTTCTAGATCTTAGATATTGAACTAAGTCTTTACTTACTAACTTATCACCAATCGAAGTCTTATCAAATTGCTCAGTTACGATTGTTGTCGTTCCTGTTCTTGTCTTAAATCCAGTTTTCTTAGTTTCTGTGTATGTCTCCTGCCCAAGGTTAATCGTAGTTGCTGACGTTGATGATGTATTTGTTTCTTGGAAAGCACTTGATAGTGTTGAAGTTGTTGCCGTTGTTAACGCAGAAGCTGTGGCATTTGCAGTGGTTGTTGTAGTTGTGGTCTGTTCTGTACCATAACCGTATCCACGACCCCAACCCCATCCATAATATCCCCAATATCCATAATATCCATAATATCCATATGGCCATCCGTACCATCCATAGTATCCATAATTGCGGTTAATCTCAGTTTCGGTTTCGGTTGAAGACTCAGTTGAGTAATCAAAATTCTGCTCATAATCAATATCAGTGTCTGTATAGTATGAACTACTATTTTCTGTACTGGAATTGGTTGAAGTTGTTTGTGATGATGATACATTCAGGTCATAGTCACGAATTGTTTCAGTTCCTGTCCATGTAGTTTCCCATGCTCCCCATATAACAGGAGAGTAACCTGTTTGTGGGTCAACGCTATATTGCTGAGCGGCCATTGCCAGTGTCTCAGAATAATTACCTTCAACGTTAATAATTTTTGCATCAATTCGATTTGTATCCATCCAAGTATCCGAGGATGGGGTTAACTCAAGGGTTCCCTGCCAGAAACTGATTACAAATGGAAGTACATTTTCAGTTCTAGTTGCTGTTGCTTGAGATAACCACTCCGTATCAGAGTAATCGAGAGTAATTATTCCTCCGGTCTTTCTAATATTATTTCCTTCAGGAACTTCGAATAATTTATCTGTTTGTGCATCAGTTCCTTGAACTGGACCTGGAACTAAGTCAATTGATGTTGTAAAATGTCTAGCTCTCAGTTCTTTATTTTTTAAATCTACACTATTTTCGATTGAAAAACCACTTTCCTGGGATATAAAAGAACTAAAGTTATCAACAAAAAATCCAGACTTAAATCTATCCAATCCCTCGTTATCGGGAACATATAGAGTTGATGTATTTGTTTCCAGCATTGATAATGCTGTATAATATTCTAGATTTTTGATTCTACTCTCAAGATTTCGGATGTCAGCCATCCTATATCTCTTATATTCTAAGAATTGTACAGATGCTTGGGAAACATCAAAAAGATATGGTGGTAAAGTTACTGATGCTATTTCCAGTGCATCATCAACATTAACAGGTTTTTGTGGTCTTTCTGAAGGAGTTCCATACTTTACTTGGAATCTTCCTTCTCGATTCACATAAATTCTATCGATTCTTGCCAGATAATATGAAATACTGGCAACAATATCTTCATCCGATGCAAGAATGTTTGCTGCAGAATTTCCTTCTCCGGTAAAGACTCTTCCGTAAAATTCTAAAGGAGATCTGTCACTTCCTTCCGAGATATTATATGCAGAAACTCTTGGTCTAATGTCTAAAGTATCCGAGTTTCTAATACTATTTACAACCTGAATCTCTCTAGTATAATTAAAGGTGTTATAAGATTCTATAGTAGTAATGTCCCCATCATCAGATGAGTCATAATATGCACTAGAATAGTATACTCTTATCTTTTTAGTTGGTGCAGGAGAAGATGGGGTTCTCTTAAGT